ATATTCTTTCCAATCTGTTTCGATAATAAAATGTCTTTTATTCTTTTTACCTTTTAATGGTTTTAATTTTTTAACAGTCTGCATTTGTTTTTTACCAATATATTTCTTATTAGAGACTGTGTTGGTTATTAGATATACAAAACCATATGCAGAAACAAACGGAACAGTACTTTCCCAGTGTCCAATATCCATTATAAGGTCCTTTTGAGGTTTCTTCTCTGGAATCGCGTTTTGCGCCTTTTACGCGCGCCTAATGGCTTAGCTATTACTGTGCTGCCTGGATTATAAAAATCTTTATTACCTACAGCACCACCCATGTTTGTCTCAGAACCAGGTCCTAGGACATCAGCTGACATCATTTCTAATAATTGACGATATAGTTCTTCAAAGGACCTTGACATTATTGAATTTTATTTATCATTATTCAATGGAGTTGTTAGATCGTTACATTAAAGAAATTGAAGCAGATCTAGTACTTGATGAAATGAATATTAGAGATGTTCAATTAAGACTACCTTCTAAGAAACATTTTTGGGTAGGCCGTTTAATTAAACATAAGATTGAAATCAATTCATTACAAAGACAAAAGGATGAACTCAAGAAAGGATTAATGGAAAGAGTTATAACAGATGCTCCTGTAGCTATTTCAAAAATAACTGCTGAAAAAAGAATTGATGATTTTCAAGAAGTAGCTCTTTTAAATAAAAAAATTAAAGAACTAGAGTACGTAGTAGAACTTTTAGAAAAGGTCGAAAAGAATTTTAATTCTATGACCTATGATATCAAGAATGTCATTGAAATCCTTAAGTTAGAACAACAATGATAGAAATTGATTATAATGTCAAAAAGAAGAAAGGTATTATCTCTGGGGATCACTTTGATTTAATCAGAGAACATTTCTCAGTAGAAAATCCAGCGGCAAAATTCATGAGGTTTAATCGCTTCATGCCAAAAAGACTTTATTCAATAACACCTACCGGATTATTTGATATAGGCCTAATCAATGAAATAAAACAATTTCTTTTCAAGAATAATTTTTCTTCTGAAATCCATTTAACAAAAGCAGCTAAAGATGCTTTATCTCCTAATATTGTATATCAATTTAAAAATGATTATTTCGAAAAATTTCCGTTAAGAGACTATCAAGAAGATACCGTAAAGTTGTGTTTAGAAAAAGGTAGGGGTGTGGCTGTTCTAGGAACCGGTGCTGGTAAGACATTGACCATGGCAACCTTAGTGCAATCTTGTTGGCATCCTTCTTTTAAATGCTTAATCATTGTACCTGATCTTGGTCTAGTAAATCAAACCTATTCAGATTTTAAAGAATATGGTGTCACATTTTCTATGACTAAGTGGACTGGTTCTATAGAATTAGACACAACAGCAGATGTTGTAATTGCTAATACAGGTATTATTCAAAGCCGTTTTGAGGACAGTGATTGGATACAATATGTTGACATGGTAATTATTGATGAAGTTCATAAGGCAGGTAAAGATACTAAGTTAACAAAAATATTACAGAAGATTCAAACCAATTGTAAGTTTGGATTCACGGGGACGTTACCTGAATCAAAAATTGATTCATGGAATATCATAGGAAAAATTGGACCCGTTTTAATTACAAAGAATTCACATGAATTGAGATTAGAAAATTATCTAACCAATGTTGAAGTAAAGGTCTTTGAATTAAATTACAAAACAAAACCAGAAAAGATTCAAGATAAACAATTCGCAACAGAAGAATACGCAGCTGAAAATGATTTCATAAAAACAAATCTTTATCGAAACAATACTATTAAAACCATATGTGGTAATTTTAAAAATAATGTTTTGATTATGGTTAATCATATTGATCATGGTGAAATTTTAGAGGCTACTTTATCTCAATTAACTGATAAGAAAGTATACTTCATTAGAGGCGAAGTAGAGGTAGAAGATCGCGATAAGATTAAACACATTATGGAAACAGAAAACAATGTTGTTTGTGTAGCCATCTCTTCTATCTTTTCTACTGGAGTCAATATCAAGAATATACACTTAATCATCTTTGCTGCAGGGGGTAAAAGTTTTATTCGTATTGTACAAAGCATTGGTCGTGGTTTGCGTAAGCATGAGAATAAAGAAAAATTGATTATTATAGACTTAGCTGATCAATTAAAGTATGGCGAACAACATTCTTTAAAACGCCAAACAATTTATAAAGGTGAAAATATTCCATATTCTATCCACAAATTGGCTGAAAAATAGTAGATAATTAATTGGAATAACTTATTATTGTCAAAATAGGTTATGGCAACGTTAACTTCCCAAAATAAAAAAGAAACAAAGGCTAAAGTAAAAGCCGTGCCAAAAGTTGGCAAAGATAAACACTATGTAAATTGTGAAGAATTAAAAACAGCAATTACTGAATATTATAAATCAGATGATTGTTCTGTTTTCTTATGTGAAGCAATTAATAAGATTGCGCAAGGACTTTCATTTTCTCCTTCATTCATCAATTATTCTTATAAAGAAGAAATGATTGGTGACGCAATTGTTAAAATGTTCTCTGCTCTCAAGAGAAAGAAGTATGATGTAAATTCAGAAACATCTCCGTTCTCTTATTTTACTACAATTGCTTTCCATGCATTTATTAATCGCATTAAGAAAGAAAAGAAACATCATGATGCAATTACTGCATATCGTGATCAGAAATATGAAGAACTTCTTACTAGTGGTGAAATAAATGTTTATGTAAAACCCGTGATTGACGGGGACGGTGATTGCGGGTATAATGACGATAGTGAATAACTTCTTTAAAAAACAAAAGATTGCTATCTTCTCCGATCTTCACATCGGAGTACACCAAAACTCCCGATTTTGGCATAACATAGCAAAAGATTGGGTTGAATGGTATATTAGCAATCTTAAGAAAGAAGAAATAGAAGACGTTGTTTTTTGCGGAGACTTTTTCCATACACGGGATGAAGTCTCCGTTGATTCTTTACACTTTGGATCCTGGGTATTAGAACAGTTTAAAGATTTTAATGTTACTTTAATTACAGGTAATCATGATTGTTACTTAAAGGATTCTTCAGAGATTAATTCTCTGTCTCCATTTAGAGGATGGAGAAATGTCACTTTAATTGATACACCCAAAACAGTAGAATCACACGGTCACTCTTTTAATTTTATTCCTTGGGGCACTAAGTTAAAAGATTTTCAAAATGCTCATATTACTTTTGGACACTTTGAAATTAATAACTTTAAAACAAATAATTATTACATTTGCGATCATGGCGATAATGCTTCTGATGTTCTAGAAAAAAGTGATCTTATTATTACAGGGCATTTTCATTTAAGAGATGAAAAGAAATTTAATAAAGGTACTATCCTTTATGTAGGTAATCCATTTCAGATGGATTTTAATGACGCAGCTACTGTTAAAGGATTCTATATCCTGGATGTATGTGATAAGTCTTATAAATTCATTGAGAATACAGTATCACCATTACATCATAACATTCTTCTATCTGATCTTGTTAGAAAACAAACTATCACAGAAGAAGTTAAAGAACAGTTTGCAAATAATTTAATTAAATTAAAAATAGATAAACGTATCACAGCAGATGATACTGATGTTCTTTTAACAAAACTAAAACAATTGAATCCTCTACAATTTACTGTAGAATATGATTCATCGTATTCACCTTACGATATTTCTGAAGATAAAAAAGATCTATCGGGTATTGATGTTCAACAAGCAATTATAGAATTTATTGAATTGATGGACATTAATAACAAAAGTGAAATTATTAATTATACGTTAGATTTGTACAAAAAGATCCAAAAATGAAAAAAGTAAATTTTAAAGAGGTAGAAATTAAAAATTTTCTCTCTATTGGAAATAGTCCTGTTAAATTAGAATTCAAACCAGGACTCCATATTATAACAGGAATCAATCGCGATAAGATTGATCGACGCAACGGTATTGGTAAGACCTCTGTTATTGAATCCATTTACTTTGCTATTTTCGGAAGCACCATGAGAGAACTTAAAAAAGATCTTATTCCAAATACGTATACAAATGGAACTTGTGAAGTCAAATTAACCTTTGATGTTATTCAAAATAATAATGCACATACGTATAAGATTGTTCGAACATTAAATCCATCAAAATTATCGTTATTCTGTGATGGTAAAGATGTTACTAGAGATTCTATTAAAAACACAGAAGAAGATATTTTTAATACCTTAAATGCATCACCATCTATTTTTGAAAATTGTGTTATCATGACATTGAATAACACTGTGCCATTCATGGCAAAATCAAAAGTAGAAAAAAGAAAATTCATTGAAGGCATTTTTAATCTAGAAGTATTTTCTCAAATGCTTTCTCTTCTTCGTGAAGAATTCAGCGATCATAAAAGAATCTATGAGATTGAATTAACAAAATTTGAAGAAGCTCAAAAGACAAAAGATAATTTAGAGAATCAAAAGCAAACAATTCTTGATACAAGAAAACAAAAAATTTCAACTTACTTAGCTCGTAAAGAAAATAACTCTTCTGAAAAAATTAAATTGATCGAACAATTAGAAGAGCATATTGATATTGATGAAAATTCAATTAATGAACAAGTAAAAAAATTGGAGGAAGGATTAATTCAATGTGATCAAAAGATTGAAAAATTCACAGAAGCTAAATCAAAGATCACTACAACAGTTGCTCAATTACAACAAAAATTAAGTAATATCGGTACAAATAAAAACACATGTCCAGTTTGTTTAAAGCCAGTTACTGAACATGATAAAGAAGAATTAGAAAAAGAAAAAAGTAACATTCAAGTAGAAATCAATAATTTAGATGAAAAATTATTGACATGTACTGATGGATTAGCCTCTCTTAAAAAGAAGAAACCAACCATTCGTATTGCTATTGATAAACTCAATTTAAAGCTTAATGAAATTAAGTTATTAGAACAAAAGAAAATTAATATCAATGATAGAATTAAACAATTAGATGAATGGTTAATTCAATTAGATGATGATATTGAATCATTAAAATCAAATAACACAGATGTAGACGATGTTATTGTTGATATGATTAACCGAGTAGAAGCTGCTAGAGAAATTGTTAATAAGCATAAGACACATCTAAATTTACTTGAAACTATTAAGTATATTGTTTCAGAAGAAGGGGTTAAGTCTTATATTGTTAATAAGATATTAGCATTATTCAATTCTATTTTAATGTCTTATCTTCGTAAGATGGATGCAAATTGTTCATGTTTCTTTAATGAATATTTTGAAGAAGAAATCATCAATGAAAAGAATAAAATTTGTTCTTACTTTAATTTCTCGGGTGCCGAAAGAAAGAATATGGATTTTGCTTGTCTGTTTACATTCATGGACATGCGCCGACTTCAGGGTGACGTTGTTTATAATATTTCTATCTATGATGAATTGTTTGATTCTTCTCTAGATGAAAAGGGTGTTGAATTAGTTACAAACATTTTAAAAGATCGTGTTCATACTCATAATGAATGTGTAATGGTTATTTCACATCGTAAGGAAAGTATTCAACATGCTACTGGTGACGTAATCTTCTTAGAGAAGAAAAATGGTGTTACATCAAAGATTGATTATAATCCTTTTTTGGATAATTAATCTTTAGGATGTTCACAC